GAGTTTTTTACACTATCCTCTGACTGTTTTCTCATATATTGTTCACATCTGGGATCCCAAAGAGCAGGATTTCGCTTACCTTTGACTTTTTCAATGATGTCGAGCATCTCATCGGTGACTTCAGTCATTTTTTACTCCTTCTGGTAGTTTTTTTACGTCTATGTTGATAACTTATCTTCTTTTTACCAGTTTTTTCACGTTTAAACCTTTCTTTCTCACTTTTCGTCATCTCCCCTACAGTCTTAGGTGTCTTACTTGATACACGTTTACTCGGTCGACAGGCAGGGTAGCCTCTTTTTTCTCCTTTTTGACGGCCACAAGGTTTACCAGTCTTAACATCAACCCAGTTTTCTTCCAACCAACGTGTCAAACCACCTTTAACTTTTCTTGGTTTACTTTTTTTTCTTGCTTGTGGCACGTTTCTTACCTTTAGTTTTGGTTTTAGGTTTATTAACAACTGTATAACCTCCGCCACGCTTCTGATATTCTCTCACAACCCACATATTTGCATAAGCAGAAGGATAGACAGGGAATTTACGTTTAGCTGCTGCTATAACACGATTATAGAGTTTTTCATCAGTTGGCTTATTAACTTTTGGCATGATTACATTTTACAAGAACAGCGTTTCTTACCGCCTTTTTTCTTCTTTTTTTTCTTTTTTGTTGTTGACATTCCGTAGGCCATAAGCAAAAAGGGTATCTTAGTATATTCTAAACGAAGTTTGTCCCAGTGTCTCAGGTTTTGCCAAGTTAAATTGTTGCAGACAGAGATAACCAAAAGCATCAAACGCATGATCCACACCCAGATTCTTATTAGGTAAACCTGTATTTGGTGCATAAGTTAACGTTCTAAGTGCTTTTATTAATTCTTTACAACGAGGATGTATAAGCGTTCTCCTATCACCATTAGCATCAAACAGGGCAGTATTAACAGCAGTAATCTTGTCTCTAATCTTCCAGGGTGATTTCGGACTCATAACAGTAAAACCATTACGTCTTAAGATCGTATGATCTGTTACTCCTACTCCTGATGTCTTTCTTGCACTTCCAGTAGGGTCTGGACATGCAATAATTCTTCTCTCTACCCCATATCTTCTAACAACTTCTTCCGCAAAATCCCATGTAGTCGCACCACCAGTAAGCATAATCTCATCAAATACATACAAATAGTTTTGATGTTTTACCGCACATATTCCCATCATCGGATCTACGTTGAAATCTAAACCTAATAACAATGGCATCAAATGTAAATCTTCAGCCTCATTACTAATATTTTCATCATCAAAACTGACGGCTACCAAACCTGTAAGGTTTTCAAAACTTGCTTCAAATTCTTGTTTAAATGTTCTTTTGTCCAGTTGGGCTTTAGCAGCCTCCACTTCCTCGGCTGGTACGTTTCCTCCCTCAATAGTTGTAAAACTCCACCTCTCCCAATCTCCACTTTCATCTTCTGGTACATAACACCACAAATCATAAAACCATGAAGCTGTTCCATCAGGAGTAGATATGAAAAGTGCCCATCCTTGTTTGTCTGCTAATGCTGGTCGGATAACTTGAAACCATACATCAGAATCCATAAAGGCTGCCTCGTCTAAAACAACACCAGCTAAACTACGACCTCTTAATGTGGTTGCGTTTTCTGTTCCCTTCAATTCAATTAACGAACCATTGATTAGTTCGATTTTCAGGTCGGTTTCGTTTTTGGATGCAACCCATTCACGGGGTACAAGTTTTTTAAGTTCTTTCCAGGCAATGTCCTTTGCCATGCGGTAGGTAGGGGCACAGTAAAAATATGTTTCACCTGGACGTTTTATCGCTGCGTTTACTAGTTCAATACAAGACAAATAAGATTTTCCGAATCTTCTACCAGCCACCAGTACCCTAAATCTGCTCTTATTGCTGAACACCTCCCCCTGCGCCCAGCGTAATGTTAATCTCTCCTTTGCTTTTACACTCATGTAATACAAAATAACCCTAATCTTAATTTATTTCGTGGTTTTTATCGACTAATTTGCTATTTTAGAGTTATTATTCAATTATTAACACAAGTTTCAGTCCGTGACAGAAGCAATCCTAAACAATTTTGACGATTCGTTCGCTCCAAAAGTTAGAAAAAGAAATCCAGGCAGATCTCCTGATCTGGTTATAGAACAAAGAAGACAAAGATTATACAAAAGACAGCTAGATGGACTGCCAACAAGACATTTGGTTCTGGAACATTCTTCAAGAGAAGGTGTTTGCGTTAAAACTGCATGGAACGATTGGAAAGAGGTAAGTAAATGGAATGAAGAAGATTGGCAAAAAGATAGAGAAAATATGATATCAAGGTTACAGGCCATGAGAGTTAGACTTTTTGATAAGGCTGTACGAAAAGGTCAGTACCAGACTGCTGCTCAAATATTAGATTCATTAGGTAAAGTAGTAGGGGAGAGCGTTGAGACTGTGAATATTAATGCTCCAGAACTAGCTATACGAATAGAAAATCAAAAAGATAGTTGACACTACTGTAGTATTGTACTATAATAAATAATGTAGAGGGAAATAATTTTTAGCTTTATCAGTAGGTTCAGGGTTCTGACACACATTTGACACAGTTTTGCTACACTACCCCCAGGCAGTAGCAGACAGGGAAGCCCAGGGAAAAGACGGGCCAGGCAGTCACGAACTACAAAATACATTATTTTTTTTTATCCAAAAATTTTTCTTACAGTTAAAAACTATTTTTCCAGGTGCCACAATTTTGTAAGAACACTCGCACCAAATACAATTAAAAATTTATTCTTTACAAGATAGCAAGCAAGAAAAGAATAAAACCAAACAATAAAATTAATTAGATAATAATAATTTATGACATAAAAAAAAATCCTATCTTTTACAATAGGATTAATTTATTTTTGTTTTTAATTTTGTTTTTTAAATCCCTACATAATCAACAATGTTAATAACTGATAAATCAGAATCACCTGTATCTGATATGTAATCATCAATATCTAAATCATATTCATTTAGAAATTGTTCGCAAATGTTTTCTTCTAAACATCCATCGTAAGTATAATTTAAGATACCTTCCAAATAACAACAGTTTAATTCTTCAATAAAAATTTCAGTTTCTTCCTGGAGAGTATCATAAAAATCATTGAAGTTATCAATAGTAAATTTGATAGTAGGAATACAGAAAAGAATAAATTTTTGCAAGTACTTCATAATTAACTATTTTGTAAATAAGTAGAATATGAAGAAATAACAGAATCAATTCTATCTGTTCTATTTTGTAAGTCTTGTTTGATGTTGTTAGCAATACTTACAAAAGGTAGCAAAGTTAAAACAATCGCTACTAGGTATAGTGAAAATAATTTCATTTGATTTTTTTTGGTGAGAACTTTGTTGTTCTCTTACTATTAATTATAACCACAATAAATTTACTATTGTAGTACAATAGAAATACTTGTAACAATACTTAACAATTAATTTATTTCTTTTCCTTGCTTATCAAATTTTTTATTAATATTAGGTACTATCAAAACACCATTATCTTTTAACATTTTTAATTTATTAATAAACCATTTATTATTAATCTTATGTTGATATGGTGTTAAGTGTCTATAATATCTTTCACTAAATTTCATTTACTACCTTTTATTTTTGATAATTCTTTTTTTACTGGTGTAATATCAATAATATTATTATCTAATAAATTATCTAAAAAATCTTGAGATACTTTTACAGCATCTTTTTTATTATCCTTTAAATAATTTTTGATATGTCTTGTAGTAGTTGGTCCATATTTAAAAGAAGTATAATAATACTTATCTTTCAATTTTGCACTTACTATAGTTTTATAAGAATAAAATAATTCTTTATCATTAGTTAGTTTAACTAATGTTTGATTACTTCCAAAATTTTCTAGTTTCATTTTTTAAACCTCACAATATGATTTATGAAGATAAAAAGATCTATCTAAATTTAATTTATTAAAATCTTTTTCTATTTCATCATTTAATAAATCAATACCTTTAAAACTATTATTATCTTTAAACCAGGTTACACTTTTAAAAAGTTCTTTTTTAAATTCTTCTTTATCATCACATTTTTTAATGATGATGTCACCTTCGACATAAGAAACAAATTCAAAACTTTTAAAATTAACCCAATTACCATAATAGTGAGCATCTTCTGTTGTATCTAACTGAGCAAAACCTTTTTTTGAATTACAGTATTTGAAATCAAATACATATCTATCACAATTAGCAAAACTTTTTTGAGTTTTCATTTTATTTAGTAAGAAGTTGAATAAAAAAAAATCTTCTTATGTTTACTATTGTAGTACATAAGAAGACATAAAGCAATT